CTGACCAGCACGACCCCTCATAGATGTCATGAGAAGGTTCTCATACTCCATATCGTAGAAGATAATGGAAGCAACTTGGTCACCGATATCATTAACCTCTGCCAGAATCCAAGCTTTGTTGTATCTTTTTGCCACCTGAACGATAATGTCAGGGAACAACATTGGTTTGATTGTATTGTTTCTATACTTACCTACTAGTTTATGTGGGTATGAGGTGATATCCACTATCAAAAAGGCAGAATAATCTAACCTCATACCACGAGAAACGTCAACCGTCATCAGGTACTCATGACCCTTAACTGGTTCCTCGTAGATATCCAAACCACCCGAAGATGTGATTGGGTCCTCATATGACAATGACTTTAATTTGGGCCCACAAATAAGGGTACCGGCAGAACCAATGAAGTCACACTCAAATTCCTGTTGAAATTGTTGTTCTGAAGTGTTGGCAATAGTCTCTTGTTTCCAGGCGTCATCTCTCCCAGGAACCTCGGACCAATGTGCCTCTGTAGCTCTGTAACTATTCCTTCCTTTCTCTGCATCATTCCACAACTTATAGAAGTGGTTCATCCCATTAGGGGTAGAAACGATGATTACTTTTGTGCTTTTACCTGAGGAGATAGTAGGATAAACGGAGCTAAAGAAATCGTCAGCAACGTTTGTCGGAACGAAGGCGAATTCGTCCAACATAACGATATTATATGAGAAACCACGAACAGCCGAACTAGATGTGGAACTTGCAGTAATTCGAGACCCATTCTCAAGTTCAATAGATCCTTTGTTCCAAGCGAGTACTCCCTGTTGAAGCCACTTAGGTAAGTTTTCATAGGAAGTTTGGAGCTTTGCCATAAGCTCAAAACTAGTTTCACGTTTATTAGCCAGGATGGCGATGTTGATGTTGTCACGAAAGATAGCCTGATGAATCAGATACGCCGTCACAGTCACCGACTTACCGGACTGACGAGGTAACTTACAGATACTAAACCTATTATTATGAAAACTATCAATTAAGTTTCTTTGAAACGGATATGGTATGAAAGGAACAATACCATCATCCAAAGAAATAACCTTAATATATTTCTCAAGAAAATACTCAGGATCCCCCGAGCATTTGATAACTTCTTTTACTTGTTCTTTTGTATAATCAATTTGAACTCCACGTTGTTTTAGTAACGGGTTTCCTTTGTAATCATTGTCCATATAACTATTTATCTTGTATTTGAGCCTCTAATCTTTGGACTTGGTCTTCTAAAAGAGTTACTTCTACTTCCAATTCACGAACTCTTTCTACTGTTGCTAATACACCACCAGGTGGTCCAAACTCATCAATCCAATCATCATTCTCTTCCACCTCTTCCATAATGGCGTCCATATACCTTTGCAAAGACTCAATTTCCATGTCCTGCCTTGCGTCAGCGGGCAAGTTACCCATCTCACCTCTAGGCCAGAGGACCCTAAACTCGTTATTGAGTGAGATATCTTGCTGGTTCAGTGTGGAGTTTGTCTCAAGATTATTGATGCGCTCTATAACACCACCATATGCCCAAGTAGCGACAGCCACACCAGCAACAATCGAAATGATGTTGCGGAGGGGCATTGCTACCTGAGTGTCATCTGACATCTTGGTAATATTGTCTGACATAACACTAGTGGAGATGGTCAGGTTTATTTATTCTCAGACAACTCTCAGAAAGGTTTGATTTCACATGGACTTTTATTTACTGCAGACATCATCTGACAATAAACTCTCAATTGACTTGCAGTTAAAAGTAATGCAGGCTTAGCAAAACAATACTTTAACAGATACATTTTTGTATCAGCAGTTCCATCTGCGCCTTGCGGCTTTTCCTCTTTCTCCATTCCAGCTCTTACTCCTTGCACAGAACGATTTACGTCGACCAGCCGCTTTACTACCAGCTTTCAATTCAGAAGGTGGTGTAGTCACTGCTGTTTTTAGATTTCCACCTGTTCTCCTATTATACTTGGCAACACCCTTGGCTGTCATCCCTGCCCCCGAATCTGTTGACCTTTTATCACCAGACTTCTGAGACATCCCTGTCATATCTTCTTGAATTTCAGTCTCTTCTTCCTTCACACAATTAGGATACTTCTTACCAAACATGGTCTTCATACCTTTCTTGGTGTAGCCTTTCCAACAGGCTTCATCTACTTCTTGAGTAAAGGCGTCATCCACATTTAATGTGAATTCCTCATTCTTTTTTGAATTGCCCCAATTGGCTGCCCCCGTCTTACGACATTTAACAAGAGCACCGGAAGCATAAGCGGAAGGCCAAACCTTATAACGGGACTTCACCTTATTATAACAGGCGTCCTTAGACCCACTACCTTTACCTTTCTTGTCAGTAGCTTCCATCACATACTCTTCATTCTTGCCATCACCAGAGGGCTTACTCTTATACTTCTTGGGGTCCGAGAATGTCTTGACATTAGTGGGCTTAGCACCACCAGACTTCTGTTGTTGATTGGGATCCTCTCTGGACTTACGAGCATCAGCAGACTTCAGCTCTTTCTTACTCATACTAGCTTTTCTAGATGAAGAGTAACACTTAGGAGTCTTAGTTTCACCCTCCTCGTTGGCACAGGGCGACCCATCAGATTGAACCCAACCACTCTTACCATCTTTGGACTTAGACTTACCAAACCAATCGTTGAGAGAGCCTTCAAGAATGACTTCCTTCTCTTCACCAGTGTCATGGTCTTCAATCAAGAGAAGAGTGGTACCATCATCCTGAATCATGGGAGGTGAAATAGGCTCACCTTCTTCCTCACAAATCATCTGATAAGCCAGTGATTCCTGCTCGGTCATTTCAACCCAGGCATCATCATTGACAATGTGAAAGTTCTCGGTCATTGCAGGGACCAAGACCATAAAGTTATCCTGGTTATCACCAGCACTCATTGAAGGGTAGAATGCCAAGAGACGAGCACCAGGCCAGAACTTCTTACAAGCTTCCTCCATATCTTTCCTGGAAGGAATTCCTACCTCAGGCCAGAAGAACTTAAGTCTCTGAGTCCCACCACGGAACAAGAATGACACTTCATACACCTGACCGATCTTATTCATACGGACAGCTTCTTCAAGAGGGAACCAACCCACCTCTTCATCAACCTGTTGTTTCTTTGCCCACTCATCGGGGATCATCTTATGTTCGGCTTTGAAGTCCTTGTGGAGTTGCTTGGGTGTGATGTCATGATCGGCAGCAATCTTACGCATTACCTTATCAATCGACTGCCAAGAGATGTCTTCCATCTTAAGAAGTTTCTCTTCCAACTCACCTACGGGATCTTCAACCAAAAGTTCTGGTGTTTCTTCAATAACTTCTTCTACTTCTTCCTCTTCGGTGACAAACTTATTCTTAATATACTCACCATACTCTTCTAAAGTCATAGAAGTAGTCAGAGCATAGTAATTACCACACCCAGGAGTTCCCGTACTTCCACCATTAGGACCAGCAGTTGGTGCCAGTCTTCCTTCATTACCACCATTATTTCTCATACCAGCCAAGGCATTTGCCATAGCTCTCATGTGTGCCCTGGAAGCAATAGTGTCAGGAACTTTTACCAGTTTCTCCCCTTTCTTCTTCTCTTCCTTGGGGTTGATATTACTACGATAAACATCGATGGCAACCTCTGCCAACTCTTTATCCTTATATCTTTTCTTGGCTTTGGGCTTATCAGTAGTGTTGCAATTACCTTCAGTCTGGATATTTACATCACGAATTCTAGAACGCATATTACTAATACCCAAGTCCAGTTTGGACTCCCGGATATAGTCGGAACTTTCTTCAAAAACAGACTGAATTTCTTCAGCAATCACTTTGCTTTGGTTAGGCTCGTTCATTTGTACGATAGTTTCTTATACTTTATTTATGTCAGGCAACAGGTTTGGCTTCGTAGGTCTGAATATCCTTATTAGTTTCAGTTTTAGCCAACTCAGTAGCCGCACCAACTAACTTGTCACGGATTCCCAAATTTAAACCTTTACCCTTTTCCTTCTGTTGTTTCTGTTGTTTCTTCTTCTCTTCTTCTCTCTTCTTCTCCATTTCATCCTTACCTGATCGGTAAGTCAATGGATATCTCACACCACCACCGGGACCAGAAGCAGCTCTTTGCTTATTGAAGTCTTCTTTTCCCTTTGATTTGGGACCAAGTCCACCAGTTACACCACCACTTCTGGGTGATGTCTGTCGTGTCTCTCTTGATTTGTTATCATTTCCTGATGGTGCCTGTGATGTAGACTTATCTCCTCCCGTCTTTCTGACAACAATAGACCCACCCGGTTTCTTATCTTTCTTATCTTTCTTATCTTCACCTTTGGCTTTCTGTCTTGCTGTGCGATAAGTTTTTGCCTCTTCCTCTGTCCTACCCTTCATAAACTGGTTAAACTGGTCATCGGACATACTACCGACTTTATCCGATACACCTTCTAACAGAAACCTCTCGAAAGTTTTCATCTAACTACCCTTTTCTTTCTATTTATCCAATTCTTTCTGATTCTCTTTCAACATTCGCATCAAGTCCGATGTTGACCCGGTCATATAGATGTTATTCTGAGTATTATTTTGGGTAGCTTGAATTTTACTCTCCTCTACTTCCATATCTTTAGTCTTCTTATGAAGGTCTTGGAGTTTCTCCACAACCTCAGCAGCATTCTTGGCTCCTGCAAGTGCTACTTCATATGCTCTAGGATGGTCTGTGGACTGAGCCACATCTAAAGCACCATCAAGTGCCTCTTGCATCTTATCTACAATGTTGTAGAGTTGTGCTCGAGCATACTGATAATCTTTCTCCCTATCTTCAACTCTATCACCGACCTTAAGAGGTTTTGCTTTCTTAATTTCAGTGGTAACTTCGGTCGGAACAATATCAAATGTATTATCAAGAGAGTCAAATGTACTCATTAGCCAACTCCAAAGTAGTCCTGGTCATCACCAAAGAGGTCTTCGAACTTCTCAACAACTCTGTAGTTGTCCTTGTCTGGATCGATTTCGTCTCTTGGTTTGGGTGGAGTATCTGTAGATTCCACCTCGGCAGTATAACGAACCTCGGCAGGACGACGGACGGTATCTGTTCTGTAATCCAGGGTAATCTTTCTGATATCCTTGGAAACATCCACAGGACCGAATAGATAGGTCTTGACGGTAAAGTTAAGAGTCCAGATAAGAGTTCTTCTTTGTGTATAATCACCCTCATAGTCGTCAGTATAACCCACACCATTCAAAACAATGGCAATGTCCCTCTCTTCATGAGTTTCATCAATGACTTCAATAGAAACATTCAATGAAGGATGGAAATTGGGAAGAATCTGTTCGATGATTTGTAGTCCATCATCTTGATTCTTGGCGATAATCGCCATTTCAATCTCTAAGTTATAAGGAACAGGGAGATATTGAGTATATTGTACTGGTTTTCCCTCAGCATCTTTTCCTTTCTGTGGAATACTCTTAGCAAACTGAGTGGGGACCAGCTTTCTTGACCCATCATAGTTTAGACCTTTAATCTCAAAAGATATGCGAGGCAAACTAATCTGGTATGGTTGCCTCTCGGAGATGGGCTCCGAGGCAATCATTGCCAAATATTTCTGATATGGCCCATATTGTATGGGACACTTGTAACTTTCTAGTGAATTCTTATCTTTTCTATTTGGGTCTTTTCGCTTAACAATAATGTTATTGAAAAGAGTACCAAATGCAAGGATAGACTTCCTAAAAATCTGATGATAGTAGTAACGTCCGAGCACTATTTCTCCTTATCTACCACTATTTATACGAAACCGAATGGATTATCGTCATAGATATCCACAATTTTGATATCGTCAAACTCATCCTGAAGGATTTTGTTATCAGAGAAAGGCATTTCCATAGCTTCTGCCTTGATAGTCACATACCGAGCCCCACTCTCACGACCAACGACTAATGACACATCAAACTTATTGATTGTGACATCTTTATTCTCGTCTTCTTGGTCTGGGTCAAGGTCTGATAGGTCATTGACAATCAGTTTTCCCTTTGGTTTATTCCACTCCAAAACTCTACCGGAGATTTTATCAACTCGGTTAATGAAACCGGCATCATTGTAGAGTCGGAAAACATCCTGGACTACAATTTCTATTCTCTCTTCTGTGGTCAGTGGGTTTAGTAGCTCAGTACCGAGATTCTGTTCCACTACAATGTCGTAAATGTCAACTTCTTCCAGTCGGTTAAAGGTTCCAGTGCCACCACTCTTGACTTCAAACTCCATTCTATAATAGTCGGGTCTGGCTTGTTGTTCATCAATATCATCAATACCAGTATTGAAGGTTTCACCAGAGTACTCAAACTTCTCACATTGTAACTCAAACACATAACCTCTTCCTAACTGGAAGAAGGGAGAGTCAAACATCACATACTTGATTTCAAAGATACCCTCATCGAATGGGAAGTAAATTAAGTCACCTTCTTTCGGTCTCGTGGCAATCTCACCATCGAGAGGATTGAGTATATCTGTGGGTGGATTACCATTTATCCCGTTATAGTAAGACTTAAGATATGGGGAATAGTAAGAAGTAAATTGAGACCTTGACATCACCAATGTGATTTCATCGGAAGACCTCACACCAAACTTAGTAAGAAGCTCCATTGAGTTATCATATCCACTGAAACTCTTCAAGTACATCGGAATAGGCATCGCCACTTCAAAGGCATTCTTTGTGCTTTCGTGAAGTAGTTTATCCAGGTTCAGATGCCTCCTTGGTAGATACATCGCATCGATACCATAGATGGCAATCTGCTCTACGACCAAGTCATCAATGAGAAGTTGTTCTGATGTTTGACCTGGATGAGTACTATTAAAAAAGGGTGATGTATACGGACTCATATCAACCCACCATATCCAAACAAGGGTCAGCCCAATCCATAGCGAATCTTTGTCTTAATGTTTCCAGTTCTTTCTGTGCGTCAGAGAGTATCCTGTCTCCGTTAAGAGTGATACCACCAGGTAAAGACACCTGACTATACTTAATCAGGTTTCTACCCCACTGGGCTTTAACCAGGGCGGTGGCAAACTCCTTCAACCACATATCATTATACAAGTCAGGGAAGATGTCTGGGGAGGGTTTAACCATACACTCAATACAAATATAGTTACCTTTAGCAAAACTCAAATCACTATCAATGAAAAGTCTATGAGTTCTCTGATTAAAGTTATACTTGACGGGTGGATTAAACATAAAGTCCATCATCGCCAAATAACCTCTCATAATCCAGTAAGTCGTGAGAGTGAATGTATTATCACGACGGTCCCCGAGGAGATTACCCGCAAGAATATTACCAGGTCCGATATGCATGGTGCCTCCCACCATACCA